CTGGGCTGGCATCCCAAGAATCCCCACTCCGCTGGCGATGGTGGGAGCGGCCACGGTGGGGCCGGACACGACATCTACGAAGGTGTCATTGTCGGCACTGTCTTGGATGGTGATGGCCACGGTATCGGCGGCGTTGAAGTTTGTCGCCGTGCGGATCACCACATCCGCTGGCTTATCCATGCCAGTGGTGTGCTTGGTGAACGCTGAGAAGGCCCCGAAATCCAGCACGTCGCTGTAGACCGCGGTGGTCTTAATGGCAAGCGTCATGGATCCAAAATCCAATAATGCGTCTTTCATTTCCTCTCTCCTTACGCGGTCAACGCGGTTTCGGTGTTGATGATCGATTCCCACATGAGGATGGGAACCGCGGCTACTCTTGGCACAGGGCCGAAGCCCTCGATATCGGCCAGGGAATAGGCCATGTTGCTCTTGTCATAGGCGGCCGCCTCAATCTGCCCCTTGAGGGTGCGGTTGACGAACGCCACGGCATCGCGCCCGGACTTGGGAAGCTTGTTCTTCAGTTTGATGAAGTCAGTCGCGCTGAAGGTGTTGGTTGTTCCCGCGGTCTCAATGTTGCAGTACCGGAGCATAGCCCGCTGGTCACGCAACTCCATCGCGGCGAGTATCTGGTAATGCCTGATATAGGCCCAGTAGTTTCCCGTTCCGGTCGGTGCGGCGATACTGTGCAGCCCAAGATCCTCGTTGCGCACACCAGGCACTCCTTGATCGCTATAGCGTAGGTTGAATCCGGTTGGCCCGAACTCGAACAGCCAGAGGCTGGTGAGGTCGCTTCCGGTTCCACTGCCACCCACACAGTAATTGTTCAGGCTGGCTCTGCGCTGAGCAAGGCCTTTGAACCCAGTCGGAGTGGCGGTGTCATTGCAATACATGAGTTCATATTCCCATCCCTGCAGGAATCCTTCAAGGTTGAGGGCATCCTCTGAGTCGCGGACCTTCACAGGGTCTTTCGCGGTGTCTATGATGCGCCGGTCAATGGGAGAGTCCCCCTCGAACATCTTGATAGGCTCGATCGCCTCATCGGTTGTGGATGAAATCTTCCCCACTGGTGCGTTGGCTGAACCGAATGTACCGGTTCCCAGCCTTGTAGCCTGAAGATACTTATGGAATATCCCGTCAGAAGCGGGCATCCACGGGCAAGCAGCCATGAAGTCATGCTGCTTCATCAATTCTCCAATCACGTTCGCCGGGGAATCATACCCAGCGCGCTTCATGGCTTCGGCAAGCGTCATATTGGCATAGGTCGTTAAAGTTGACATAGCTTGAATCCTTTTTGTGCTGGTATCCTAGCCGTCCTGTCCCCACTTCGGTAACATCTCCGGCTACTCCCTACTCGGTTTCGCTATGCCCTTCACTGGTCTATTGTCGGTTTCCAGCGTATATCCATCACCCCAACGGGGCTACCACCATCTTAACACACCCTTTATCCATCTACAATAGGGTGTGTTGTTTATTTCCTTTTCGCAACCGCGTTGCGGAAATCATCAGAATAACTACCCATCGTACCCATGGGAACCGGATCAGTCTTCTGCTTGCCGCTCACCAGCCCACCCGGTCCCTTGTCGCGCTCATCTTTGGCGATTGCCAGCACGATAGCGGGGTCAAGATGCAGTCCCTTGGCTTCAAGCGCCTTGGAAAGCCCTGTGCGCTCTGCGAATGCATTGTACAGGTTCACCGACTCGGTGGCCGCCTCGTCACGCGCGGTCTTCTCGGGATACTCTTTCTCAAGTGCTGCCGCAAGACGCGCCGGGAAGGTCTGCTTCTGTGCTTCCACCTGCGCCTTCTGCCCATCTGATCCCGCCTTGATGATTCCGCTGATAAGGGTCCACTGCTTCTTGGCCTGCATCTTGGTGAGTCCGCTTTTGAGCGCGTTCTCCCGGAACATCGATTCCAACTGCTTGCCCTCTGCTTCCGGCAATCCCTTGGTATCCAGTTCATACTCTTTGAAATCCTTGGGAACGCCCATCTTGTCGTAGAACGCCCGCACCTGCTCCTCGGTAGCGCTCTCTCCTGGAATCTCAACAGCCTTCTCCATGCGCTTGTTGACAGCAACATAGTCGTCACCTAGCTCTGTGATGGTCTTGTGCTTGTACACGTACTTCTTGTAATCCTCGCTGTCGCGCTTGGTTGGCTCGATCTGTGAGGAAAACTTCGGTGCCTCGAAAGACGCGCCTTCCTGCCCTCCATCCTCAGCGTAGCAAACTTTTGGTTTTACAAACAAAATATCCTCCTATTTGTCAAATTCCCATTTGTGGTCAAATGGTTTTTCCGCTATCCATGTATTGATGTCGTCTGCGCTTTTTGAACCCACCACCGCCTTGATGTAGCGTGGCAGATTCTCCAAAGTGATGATGCCTATCTTCGCAAGCATCCAGTTGGCGAACGCGGTCAGTTTCGGCGTGATCATATCCGGGTTCGCTGAGAAATACCCCAGGTTGTTCAGCATCTCGGCAAGCACCGCCTCCCCTTCGGGAGTTCCGAACACCGCCTGCCATGTCTGCCTGCTCTTCAACGCCTCTTGCTGTTCTTCTGTCATATCCATTCCTATTATACCGACAACTGTTGCATATGCAACCTATTTCTGCATCTGAGCGGATGCAGAACCCTTCTCCGGTGCCTTGCCTCCAAGAGAGTACACCTCGGCCCCAGCCTTCGCCTGCTCAATCTGCATCTGTTGCTTGGCCAGTGCGTTCTGCTGATCAATGCGCGCCTTGCGGATATCAGCCACATCGGAGTCTTTTCGGATCACCTTCTGGTTGACGCTTCCCGCATCTGCCACGACATCCACATACTTGTCAATATCGATCTTGTCCAGCACGTCAGGCCTTATCTCGGCAAGGGGAAGAATCTCAGCCATGAACGCCTTGGTGGTGGACAACTCGTGCGCCCGCTTCTGAATCATCGCCAGCGGGGAGATGAAGTCAACCGCCAGGTCGGAGCTTGCAATCGCTGAGGGAGGCGCATCCAGCTTCTTGAACGTGATCTCGGAGGCGAACAGGTCCTCAAGCACTGGCTCGAGAAACTCGGTGGCAAGCCTTCCGAAGAATGAGGACAGCAATGCGCTTTTCTCATCCTGCAAACCGGCGACCTCGGTAGCCGTCTTCATGCGGTCGATATTCTCCGTGAGCACCAGAAAGAAGTCACTGTAGTATGTCTCTCGGGTAGAGTCCTTCATGCTCTTGATATCATCCGTGAGCCATGCCAGATTGCCCGTGATGGGCTGTGGCTGGAAGTCCTGCCCTGAACGGATGTCTATCAGCCCCCCGGGAACAAAATTGACCAGAAGCCCCTCCGTGCGCTTGATGGGAGGACGTGCGGTGAGTTGCGATAACCGGAACTTGTCCTTCTGCATCCCGTTCAACTGGTTGGCATTCGCAAGCTCAAGCATCCCCGGAGCGTCCACACCCCAGATGTCTCCAATGTACGACCGCGCCCAGCGCCATGCGTAGAATGGCTTGTATTTGAATCGTTCCTCCTTGATGGGGAACTCCTTGTCTATCTCGGCATAGTAGAGGGACACATACGGTTCCTTCCCTTTGATGTCCAGCTGATATCTGGTGGATGCCGCCACATAGTGGATGATCTTCCACAGCTTTGTAAGTTCCTCACACTGGCTGATCTGGGAGGGAAGGAGACAACCTTTGAAATAATCCTTGATGTCTTCCGTTGATAGCCAGAAGTCACGGAACAGCGTGTCTACCTCGCCGAATGCGTTCTCCTGGATAAGCGCGTTCTTCGGATGCAGCGTCCTGTAGCAGGGAAGGTTGCGCTTGTTGTTGTTCTCGCGAAGCATGATGGCAGTTCCGAAATCAGCACCGCACTTGATGAAAGACCGGCACTCATCGTAGAAGTTTGACTTGGCAAGGTCTTTGTACATGATCTTCTCGCTCTTCTGCAAGTATTTCTTATACTCGTCGACCTCGTTCAGATCCTCCCTCTCATACGCCAGACGGAACCATGAGATGGTTCGCCCGCAAGCGTACCCTTGGATTCCGTCAGCAAGGCGGTTGGAGGCTTTCATAGCCGTGTTGTCGAAATTGTCCCTGATGTCAACCATGCCCTCGCTGGTGGGGCTGGAATCGGACCAGTCACCATGGTAAGGGCTGATCCTTTTGGCTATCGACAGCCAGAGGCTATCCCACCGCTCCCTGTCGGTCCTGAGCGTTTCGCGAACCCTTCCCAGCCGTTGCATCTGCTCTTTTGTCACCATAAGCACCCCCTCATAGGTAATCCATCGGATTCCAGTCTGCTACCTGCGTGGCTGGGGGGATCACCTGCTCGTCGGTCTTTCTGCTGCGCGTGAACCACCACGCTCCCATGAGGAAACAGACAACCAGATCGTCGTGGTCTTCCTCTGTCTCCGCATTATACGACACATTGCGTGTTTTTTCATTCACTTTTCCTTTGAACGCGAACAATTGTTTCCTAAAGTCTTCCTCAAACCTCAACCCCGGTGCGATTGACAGCCGCGCCTGCTGCACGATGTTCTGCCCGGCAGACACCAGGTCCTCCTTTGGAACGTGTATTTCTTTGAGCACTTGAGCGCCCGCGAATCCGTTCCCAAACACCTTCCCGAACGTGGAGAACACTTCGCGGACCTGCCCCGGACCGGTGAACACAATGGGAACAGGGGTGAGGAAGTTCTCCCGGAGGATGTCAATCACCACCTCGCCAACACCGGGACCGTCAACTATCAGCTCATGGTTGTTTTTTATATCCCTGTGGTCTGCGATAACGTTGATGATCCTGCACACCTCGGTATACCTCGTGTCGATGATCTTATCCATGTGGACGATCTCGTAGAAATGCTGGATCTTGTCGGCTACCCCCGACCTTTGGGAACCGTCAATGATGCGGATG